CTAAATTTTGTTCTACCATTCTTTTTATGTTACTTATTCGTTCCTGTAAACTTTTTCCAGTTTTTGCTACTACTTTTGCAGGTTTTTTAGATGTTTTATTTAATATTTGTTTATCACTTTCTTTTGTTGATGGAATACCTGGAATATTAAATAAATCCATTAAAAGTTATCCTCCTCATTGTAACTTGGTCTACGTCTAACAGGCATTTCTCTTTGAGCTGCTCTTCTTTCTACTGCTTGAGTATTTCCTGCTTGTCTTGTTCCTGTTGCAACTTGATTACTGTTTTTTTCTGGAAACATTCCTGTATCCAAATAATAATTTAATTCATTAGCTGTCTTTACTTGAAAAGCAGTTCCTTCTGCGCTCACTTCTGGAAAGTCTTCTACTCTTGCATTATCTGTGCTGACATTATATGTTTCGTATGTTGTAGAAGTATCACCTTTCTTTCCTATTCTTTCAACTTCAAATACTGTGCTAACAAGTGGATTATATCTTGCACATAAGCTTGACATTTTATTAAAAAATGTTTTTCCTCTTGTCCATATTTTACTTTCTTTACTTGCTTCATCATATACTGGTATAAATAATTTTGCATTTACTTTATACCCGTCTGCACATAATGGACATTTTTCTACTGGTTCATTGTATGCTCTTAAGCATTCAACATCCATTCTTCTATCTCCTACTTGAACTTCGTGTACTGATACACCTAATAAATCATTTAAGTTATTTAATAAAAATCTTATTCTTGCTGTATCTCCATCATCTTTTAAATTAAAATAATTTGATTTTGGAGCTCCATAATTATCACTTTCTTCATATGAAAATCTTGCCATATTTATTCCCCTTTCACTATTAATTTTATACCTGTTCTATCATTTCCTTCCACGTCAACTTCCGTGAAAGCAGGTACACATACTAAATCTACTCCTGATGGTGCTAAAAATCCTCTTGCTATTGCAATACCTTTTATTGCTTGATTTAATGCTCCAGCTCCAATAGCTTGTAATTCGACCTTATCTTGTTCTTTTATTGATCCTGCTATTGCGCCTGCAACTGAATTTGGATTTGATTTACTTGATACTTTTAGTATTTCCATTATTGCTTGTCTCCTTTCATTGTATTATTTATATTATTAGATAAGCCATAAGCTTTTCTAAATAACCAAATTGATAATTTTTGTAATAGTTTTTTCATTTTGCCTCCTCATATAATATATAATAAAAACCATTATTTTTTAAACCATATTTTCAATTTTTTTCATGATATTTTTTCGTTTTTTATAAATCAATTGAATACTCTTTTTTACTAAATTAGAAATGTCTTTTGTAGAATAGCCTTTATTATATAATTCACAATACAATTTTTCTTCTTTTGTTAATTTATAGGTTTTAGCAAATTCATCTATAGTAAAATGTTCATCATAATAATAATTGTTTACAGTATCATCTAACGTATCGTAATCTAACATTATTTTTCTACAGTTACATTCAATTAATGATTGTTCTGCATATAGTCTTCTTCTAAAATATTGTATAAAATAAGTAATGAATTTTACATTTAATTCTGTATTAAAAGTTTGTAAACATTTATCTAATTCTTGCAAACAAAAACTAGCTTTATCTTCATCATCTAACTTTGGATATAAATTACTTGTCTTGTAAATAATACCAAAATTATTGACGTAAAAATAAGCTAGTATATTTGGACATAAACTATTTTTATATTCTTCAATAAGTTCCTTTTCACTTTTTTCTTTCTCCTTTCCTATCATAATACTTTTCATCATTGTTAATGTTTCTCTCATAACCTTTACCTACCTTTCCTTTGTTTTTTAAATTTAATTATTATATATAATAAAAAAAGAAAAAAGTCAAGTGCTTTTTTAAAAAATTTCTAAAAGATTTTTTATTTCATCTGGAGTGCAATCATTAATATCTTTTCTGCCGCTTTGGTAACTGTACTTCTGTAACTATTTGATTATAAATATTATCTTTTAATCTTTCTCTAGCTCTAAATCCTGCCATATCATTATCCGTTGCTAATATATATTTTCTACAAGGTAGTTCATTTAATTGTTCATACTGATATGATGTTCCGTAACCCATTTAAAGCTACTGCATATTTATTAAATGTCCATAAATATATGCAATCTATCATGCTTTCAACTATGTAAATTTCTTTTGGAAATTCTTTTAGTTGATATAGTTCATATATACCATAAACAGGTTTTTCTGCTGATTGTGGATAGTTAAAATATTTTGATTTTACACTTCTTCTTGCTACAAATAAACAATTGCCTTCTTTATCTCTTACTGGAAATGTTATACAGTTTGTATCTTTATCATATCCAACGTCAAATATTTCTATTACTTTGTCATTCATTTTTCTTTGATACATATAAGGATGAATATATCTATATTTATCTAACTCTTTATCATCTATGTAATCGTTACGAGGATTCATTTTAACAGGTTTTCTATCTAAACTAATATTAACATTCCTCTCTTGTAATATATCACCTAAAAAATTATTTTTGAGCCAATTAAGTCCAAATTGACCTAAATCGTCTTTACCAAAGCATCTACTAATTAATTGTTCTAACGAACAACTCTCACCACAAGTGAAACAGTGAGTCCATCCATCTTCTTTTCTTATACCACAACTAGGTTTTCTTTCTTGTCCATCTTTATGAAATGGACAACTAACCATAATATCTTCTGGCAATTCTTTTATTTTATTAAATAGAAAAATTCCATTTATAGCTAGTTGATTTTTTAATTCAGTTATTATATCTATTAAATTAAGTTCATATAAAGTATCATTTATTTTTATCAATAGATTAGTCCTCCTCAAAATACTTCTATTTCATCTAACATATTTATACTTTTTGTTGGACATACTTTCATTCCCATAAAACTAAATTCTTCCATATCTTCATAATGACGTTCGTAACAAGTTACTATTTCAATTAATTTTTGTTTTAATACTTCCAACATATATTCTGGCATTTTTATAAATCTAGGATTTTCGCTATATTTCTCAAAATAAACTTTTGCTTTTTGTTCAATAACACCTTTAATTATTTTAAATTCTATTTCTTCCATATATCTACTCCTTTTCTAAAAGTGATTGCAAAACTAGTATTTTTTCTCCTCTGATAAAAGTGTTTTTATTACCTTTTTCTAATTCTTCTATTTTTGCTTTTATTTTGTCTTTGCTGATGCTATCTTTTAATACTTCCAATAAATTTTTATTCATTTGTTTAGTAGTTTTATTTTTCTCTTTTAATTCTTCTATTTCTTTTTGTTGTTTCTCTATTAGATTTAAAATTGTTGTTATTGATTGTCTTTGTTCTATTATTAAATGTTCTTTATCATTTTCTAAATCTTTTAACTGAAACATTGCTTTCTTTTCTTCATCTGACATTGTTTTATTCCTCCTTCTCATACCATTGAGGCTCAATTTTAGGTGTTTCCACATATTTATAATGTAAATTTTTATCATAAGGATTTTGTTTTATTAATTCTAAAATATCATCACATAATTTTATATTTTTAATTTCTAATATTTTATTTTTCACTTTTTCATTTTCATAAGCTGTTAGTAGAGTTTCTATACTTTCTATTTCATAATTTCTTACTTCAATTTTTTGTTCTTTCCAACTTATTAATTCTTTTAAATTTCTTATTGCTTCTTCTATATTCATTTGAAATCTCCTTCTATTTTTACTCCATCATCTTTTAACATTTTAACATAATCTTCTCGTGTAAAATTATCTTTATAAAATCCTCTCATTGTTGCTGATAAATCATTCATAAAATCAGTTAATTTATCGTTTTCAAAATGAGTTTCTTCATTAAAATGTAATGCGTATATCATTGCTACATCTAAATCTTTTAGTCTTTCTTTATATTCATTTAAGTAATAATCTTTATACCTTTTATGATATAATTCTGCAAGTCTATGCTCAAAGTCTTGTCCCCATTTTATTATTTCTTTTTTATCTTTATTTTTTGCACATCTTTGAAGTCTATTTAATTCGCTTGTATCAAACATTTTATTTATTACTACATCATTCATTGTTCGTTTTCTCCTTTAATTCTTGCTTTAATCTATGTCTTGCTAACCTATGTAATCTAGCCGTATCTCCTTTTCTACGTTTGCATACTCTAGGACAATTCCAATCTATTGCAGTTGCATCCTTATTCATTTTTCTTTTAAATATGTCCATAAACTTATATTAACCTTTCAAAATAATCACTAATACATTTTCTACAATCTCTATCCATTCTCTTCTTGTTGCACATTCTAATTCTACACATTGACTTCGTTCTAATAGAATGTCTTATAATATAATATTGCATGGCTTCTATCATCCTATCTTTTTCTATTAAATTGTCTACCATTTCATTATATAATCTCATATATTCATCATTGTATTTTTTAGATACAGGTGGTTTATTTTTAATATATTTGGTTTGCATTATATCACCCCATATAAATTTTTTTAAATTCTTCATAAGTATTAAATTTAAAATGTTTCGCGTCAGTTACTCTTATGCAATCTGTTCCATCACAAAATTCATAATTATTAGCTGATATTATTATATAACATTCTATATTCCATTTGTTACAATCCTCTAATATTATTGGAAACAATTCTTTCTTTAAAGTTAAAACATAATCTAATGATATTCCACTATCTAATCCATCTAATAATATTATTGCCTTGTCTTGATTTTTATTTACTACCATTTTAATATATCTGCCAATTTCTGGTATATAGTCTTCAAAATTACTTCTTATATTTTGTCCTTCACTGTTAGCCATATTTCTTGCTATTTTAGCAAAATCTCCATAAAACCCAAATTCACTCATTGCATGTCTTTCTCTATAATCATTATCATAATAAAATGGTTTTATTTTTTTATCATTTAACTTATCTTTTATTTCTTTTAATAATGTGGATTTACCCGCTCCATTTTTACCTATTAAACAAGTAACTCCTTCTTCAAATTCGAAAGTATGTTTTCTATATAAATCATACCAATCATCTACTTTAATTTTTAGCATAATTATTAAGCCTTTCTAAATCATAAAATAATATATAATCATCTGGAATATATCCATTATAAAACAATTTTATTTCAATACCTTCATTCCAATACCAACTATTGCCATCAAAATATACAAGCTCATATATTTTTGGAAAAAGTGATAAAAATTTACTCCACGTCATATAACTAGCATAATTTACTGGATTACTATCTGATAATAGATTTAATCCCCTTTGTAGTTTATTTATTATATTTTCTTCATTAGAACACATCTTCATCATCTTTATACTCCTTTTTTATTTTGTTTATTTTTTCTTTTCGTTGTTTTGGTTCTAATCCATCATCATTACTTGGTACATAAGTAAAATTTCCAGTATCAAAATCAAATTGATATAATAATGTTTGACCTGTTCTACCATCTCTATGCTTCTTTACAGATAACTGTATTATTTTATCACTTGTTTTTTGTTTTATTGCTATTACTTTTGTTGCATTTGCTGCTATTCCATCACTATCTTTTATATTTTCTAAATCTGGAGTTTCTTCTGTATCTTTATTTACTCCACTTCTATTTGATTGAACTACTACTAGAATAGGTATTTTTAATTCAATTGATAATGACATTAAATCTTCACTAATATTTGTTAGCATTGTTGTTCTGCTGTCTCCTCGTTGATATCTTTCATCTGTTAAATAAGTTATTCCATCAATACCTAATATATCTATATTATTTTTTTGAACAAAGCTCTTTATTTTGCTTACAGTAATTTTCTTATTAAAGTCTTGTGGAATAGTTACAATGAATTTATTTTTTCTTTCTTTTAATTTTTTGATATACTCTTCATCATAACCTAACTGTTGTTGACCCCATACTAAATTCTTATTGCTAAAATGACTTGTTAAGGTGTCAAATCTATATCCAATTTTACTTGAACTCATTTCAGGACTTATTAAACCTACATTCATTCCTATTTCCCAACTATGTGATAACATCTTATTCAATATCCACGATTTACCTTGTCCTATTCTAGCAAATAATACAACTAGTTCTTCTCCTCTAGCAAAACCTTTAAAAATTGTATCTAATTCCTCAAATCCTGTTGTTATGTATTTTGTATCATCTCCAGCTAATTTATCTTGATATTCTTTAAATCTTATATTCGCCTGTTGTATGATGTCTACTCCTTCTGTTTTTTGTATAGTTATTAATCCAGGTATTTCTTCAAGTAGATATTCAACTGCCTCTTCCGAATTACTTTTCATTAACTCTGCTGTCTGTTGTATTATAGGAACAGTTTTTTTATATAAATATTCTTCATTTATTTTATCAACTAAAAATTTATCGCTTTCAGCTACATCTATTAAATTAAAATCTGGAAATTGATTTAAAAATGTTTCTTTATCTGGAACTCTTCCATATTTATTATAATGATTATTAATGAAATCAAATTCTTCTTCATAATTTGAGAACATATCTTGAGATAAATTATTATTTAAAACTATATCGAAATTTGATGTTTTTAGAATTTTATTTAAAACTTGAAGTACAACCATTTATATTTTCCCCTAACAATTTTATTTTAATCTTCATCACTATTTGCTACAATTAACATACACATTATCAATATACCTAAAAATGCTCCTATTAATAATCCAGCTACGAATAATAATATTAAATTTATTATACTTATCATTTGCTCCTCCTATTTAATCTGTTTCTATATCATCTATTGCACTTATACCATTTCCTAAATCTGTATATAAAAGTTCTAATATTTTTCTCATCATAAAATTTGCAACTTCAGTGTCTTCACATCTTCTCACATCGAATGAAGATGTATCATCATTTTCTTCAGTTACATATATTTCTATGATTTTTCTTTCATTTTCCATTATCTTTCTTCCTCCCATTCCTTTATTATTTTCTTATCTTCTTGCTTTTTCTTAACTCTATCATATTTTTCTTTTTCTCTATCTTCTATATATATTTCTGCAGGACATATTTTAAAAGGAACTTCAATATCCTCTACTAAAACTATTCTACATTCATCTACTAATTGTTTATATTCTTGAAATATGGTATTCATTTTTTCTTGTCTTTCAGGACTTTGTTTATGAAACCACACATGGTTTTCATTTGATAATAATGCCCCATTCTCTACTGTTGCTTCTCCTCCATGACATTTCTCTCTTATATGATGATAGGTTAACTGTTTCATTTTCTTCTTTTGTCCTCTTGATGTATATTTTCTTGGTTTATCAAATCTTCTTAAACCTAATTTTTCAATAAAACATTCTTTTCCATACAATCTCTCTAATGCTACTCTAGCGCTTTTGTTACTACTCATTTACTAGCCTTCCCTTCTATCTTTACCAAACAATTCAACCGTTGTAGAGTCATTCCATATTCTACTTTTTAATCTGTTACCAACTGCATTGACTAATTCAAATTGGTTTAAATTGCCTGTATATATATTTGATTTCCCGTTCAGCTTCCTTTGGTCTATATAAGTTAGTAAATTTGTATGGTCGTAATCACTTAATTTGCTTGATGCTATATCATCCCAAATTACTATATCCACCTGCAATAATTGTTTTTTCATATCCTCAAATTCTTCATCTTTTTTATTTATAACTTCTTTAAATTTTGTTAAAAATGATGGAACATGAATAAACAATCCTCTTTGATTAAACCCGTTTCCTGCCCATATTTTATTGAAATATGATTGCATTATTTTTATCGCCCACGTTGTTTTACCATTACCGAAATTTTGACTGTATATGTATAAATTCTCTCCGTTCTTTACAAAATTAACTATATCGTTTTTTATTTCATTTAAAAATTTAAAGTTTTCTAAATCTACTTTTTCTGCTATAAGTTCGTTTCTAAATTGATTTGCTTTTGGAATTTTACTTGTTTCAATTAAATAATCCATTTCCATATACCTAATACAATTCGAATTGCATTCGTTGGTATTAAATTTATCACATGATTTTTTATACCAACATCTGTCTTTATTATAATTGTATTCGTACATTTTATCCTCCTAATCAACTAGCCAATATTCTTTATACCTGCTTCCAGTATTCTCATTCTTACACCATCTATCTTGTATATTTAATTCATAATTATGTCTTAAAGTATAGATTATTGAACTCAATCTATAACTTTTAGCTATTTCTGCTGCTTTTACATCTGTTATTCT